GCAGTTTGAGCCTGAGCTATACCCAGTAGCTGACTACAAGTTCCACACCTCTAGCTCACTAGGCATCATTGCCCGTGAGTATGAAGTAACACAGCTTGTGCAGTTGCTACAAACCATGTCACCAGACACACCTATGTATCCTAAGTTGGTCATGTCCATTATTGACAACATGAACCTGTCTAACCGTGAAGAGTTGATTGCTACACTTGAGCAAGCTAATCAGCCTAACCCAGAAGCACAGCAAGCGGCACAGGCGGCACAGCAAGCTCAGTTGGCATTCCAACAGTCACAGACTAACGCACTCAACGGACAGGCGCAAGAGTCACAAGCTAGGGCACAGAAGTTGGCTGTCGAGGCAGGAGCTATACCACAGGAACTTGAGATTGACCGTATCAAAGCGGCCACCACTAACCTCAAGGCAGGTGATGCAGATGACAAAGAGTTTGAGAAGCGTCTAAAGATTTCAGAGCAGTTACTGAAAGAAAGAGAAGTAGCAGTAAAAGAGGGTAATGTTGCTAATCAGGCAACTCCTCAACCAACACAAGGACTACAGTAATGGTAAGCACAAGAGATTTAGAGAACGTAGTAGCTCAAGTAAATGTAAAGTTTGAAGAACTATTTAAGAAGATTGTACAGCTTGAGAAACAATTAGCTGAGAATACAGGAGCAGAGAAAAATGTCAGTAAAAAAAGATCCAAGACTAGCTAGGGCAGGAGTCAGTGGTTATAACAAGCCCAAGCGTACCCCTAACCACGACACAAAAAGCCATATTGTCGTGGCGAAGGAAGGTGACAAAATCAAGACCATTAGGTTTGGAGAACAGGGGGCAAGCACAGCAGGTAAACCCAAGGCGGGTGAATCTGCTCGTATGAAGGCTAAACGTGCTAGCTTTAAAGCTCGACACGCTAAAAATATAGCTAAAGGTAAAATGTCTGCGGCATATTGGGCAGATCAAGTTAAGTGGTAATGCATAAGTGGTGGAGAATCTGGGCCAAGAGTCTAGGGGAGAAGGTAGGTGAGACAGATAAGCAAGCTAATACTGTCGCTAGTATTAGGACTGTTTGGTGGTTTACTCATATGGCTACATGTATCTTTATTATTCTCAATGCAATTGCAAACCACGGTTGGAACTTAATAGGATTATAAGTCTACACAGATTCACCATATTGGCGAAAACGTGTACATTTATATGTACATAAAAGTGTCATAAACGTACACTTTATGTAAACTAGAGTATACATTGTACACTATATGAAACATAACAGGAGATTATTATGCCAAAAGGTACAGGTACATACGGTAGTAAAAGAGGCAGACCACCAAAGAAAAAGCCAGTTAAGAAATGAAGGGCCAGACCCACGGTGGCAAAGGTAGCTCCCAGAGAAAGACAGACCAGAAGAAGTTTGCTAGTAACTGGGACGCTATATACAACAAAACTGCACAGAAGTCAAGTAAAAATAAGAAATAATGCTTGACTTTCTTATGCTTTTATGTTATAATAACAGGGTACATTAACATTAACTCAACTGTCCTTATTGGAGAAACAGTATGATAGACCCTAAGCTAGAACTATATTACCGCAACATGAGAGATATGTTTCGTTCAGAAGGTTGGAAACAACTGCTAGAAGACCTGAACTCTAATGCGGTATTGATTAACTCAGTAGAATTAACTAAAGATGTGGAAGACCTGCACTTTCGTAAAGGCCAACTCTCAATCATAGCTAATCTACTTAATCTTGAAGCACAGCTTGATACGGCTGAACAGCAACAACTAGAAGACGCGCAACAAGAAGCTACAGAGTAATGCGTATACTGGTTGACTTTAAGTGTGATGACGGTCACATCAACGAAAGACTAGTTGATTCTGAATGTACTCACATACCGTGTTTAGACTGTGACAAGATAGCACAAAGAATTGTAAGTCCTGTGCGTTCCAAGTTAGACCCCCTGTCTGGTGATTTTTTAGGTGCAACTAGGCAGTGGGAGAGGAATAGAGCGCAGAAGCTACAGCAAGAGCGTAAGGCTAACTCCTAACCGAATCCTTACATAATACACCTCCATAATGAGAAATCACGGAGTTTAATAATGGCAACACTAATAGACGAGCGTCCAGTAGAAGAAGAACTAGACAACAACGAAGAAGTAGAGCAAGTTACTGAGGAACCTGAATTACAGGAAACTCCTCAAGAACAGGAAGAAATCCCTGACAAGTACAAAGGAAAGTCAACGGCTGAGATTGTACGGATGCATCAGGAGGCTGAGAAGTTATTAGGCCGACAGAGCAGCGAAGTAGGGGAGCTACGTAAAGTTGTTGACGACTACATACAGACACAACTCGACACGACAACACAAGCACCACAAGAAGCTGAAGAAGATATAGACTTTTTCTCTGATCCCGACAAGGCTGTCGAAAGAGCGATTAAGAATCATCCTTCAATCAAAGCTGCTGAAGCACAAACACAGCAGTACAAGCAACAGACTGCACAGGCTCAATTGCAACAACGTCATCCCGACATGCAAGAGATTCTGCAAGATGGTAAGTTTGTTGATTGGATTAAAGGATCAAAGATTCGTACTCAACTCTTTGCGCAAGCGGATACGCAGTATGACTATGAAGCCGCTGATGAGCTTTTCAGTTTATGGAAGGAACGTCAACAAGCTGTTGGTCAAACTGTAGCACAGGAGAAAGCAAGCAGGAAGCAAGCTGTCAAGACTGCCTCAACAGGCGGTGCAAAGGGAAGCGGTGAGACAGCAACGCGAAAGGTCTATAGACGCTCAGACATTATTAAACTAATGCAGGATGATCCTGATAGGTATTTGTCTTTGTCTGATGAAATCATGCAAGCATATGCTGAAGGGAGAGTCCGAAACTAATTTCATTATAGGACTATTATTATGACTGATTCAGTATATCCCGCAATGGGCGGAGCAGTAGACAACACATCTGCTGCTAAATTTATTCCAGAAATCTGGAGTGACGAAGTAATTGCTGCATACAAGAGCAATCTTGTTCTAGCTAACCTCGTTAAAAAAATGAGCATGACTGGTAAGAAAGGCGACACCATCCATGTTCCTAAGCCAACTCGTGGTGCGGCTCACGCCAAAGCCGAAGGTGTTGCAGTTACTATTCAGAACGCTGTTGAGTCTGAAGTACTAATCAACATCAACAAGCACTTTGAGTTCTCACGTTTGATTGAAGACATCACCGAAGTACAGGCTCTCGCTTCTTTGCGTCAGTTCTACACTGGTGACGCAGGTTACGGCCTAGCCAAGCAAGTAGACGATGATCTGTTTACTCTTGGTAAGTCTTTCGGTGACGGTGACGGTTCTTCTTGGGTACACAGTGCTGCATTCCAGATCACTTCTGGTGGAGCTTTGGAAGCCTACGATGCTGACGGCACTGCTGACGTTAATGCCTTCACTGACGGTGCGTTCCGCGCATTGATTCAGAAGATGGATGACGCAGACGTTCCTATGGACGGACGTAGCTTTATCGTTCCTCCTTCACTGCGTAACGCTATCATGGGTATTGATCGCTACACTTCTACTGACTTTGTTAATGGCAAAGGCGTAGAGACTGGCAAGATTGGTAACCTCTATGGCGTTGATGTATTCGTTTCTACTAACGTACCTACTATTGAATCTGGTGTACGTGGCGCACAGCTAATCCACAAGGACACTAATGTTCTTGCAGAGCAGCAAGGCGTTCGCTCACAGACTCAGTACAAGCAAGAGTTCTTGGGTACTCTCTACACTGCTGATACGCTTTACGGTTGTCAAGTAATGCGTCCTGAAGCAGGATTCGTATTGGCTGTTCAGTAAGCTAATACAACTAAGGGGATTCTACGGAGTCCCCTTTCCCTTTTTCCTTTTGTTTGTTTTCGTAGGAGTTATTAATGGCTATATTTAGAGGTGACGGTGGTGCAGGTGATTCCAATACGGACGCCACGCTATTAGCTGTTACACAACAAGCTGTCATAGCTACTACGAAAGCAAGCGATGCAGCGGCCAGTGCTGTTGATGCGGCTAACTCTGCAACCACAGCATCTACCAAAGCAACTCAGGCGGCTACATCTGCAACTGATGCGGCTAACAGTGCTACGGGTGTAGCAGGGTATGCCACTGCCGCAGGTAACTCAGCGACTGCCGCAGCTACTTCAGAGACTAATGCGGCCAATAGTGCCACAGCCTCTGCTACAAGTGCTACAGCAGCCAGTGCCTCTCAGACAGCCGCTAGTACCTCTGAGAGCAACGCAAGCACTTCCGCTACCACTGCTACTACTAAAGCCACAGAAGCCGCTACAAGCGCAACCAGTGCGTCTAACAGTGCATCTACGGCTACGACTAAGGCATCAGAGGCATCTACTAGCGCATCTAACGCTTCTACCTCTGAGAGCAATGCAGCTACCTCAGCATCTAATGCGGCAACATCAGCTACGAATGCTAGTGACTCAGCTACAGCATCAGCAGGTTCAGCAAGTGGTGCAGCTACTTCCGCTACTAACGCAAGCAACAGTGCTACAGCGGCTAGTACATCAGAGACTAATACCGCTACGTCAGCCACAGCAGCATCTACGTCAGCTACTAACTCTGCTAACAGTGCTACTGCATCAGCGACTAGTGCGGCAACATCGACAACTAAGGCAAGTGAAGCAAGCACCAGTGCCACAGCAGCGGCCTCTAGCGCATCTACAGCGTCTACACAGGCAAGCAATGCAGCCACTAGTGCTACAGCGGCATCTACTGCTCAGGCCAATGCAGAAACAGCGGAGACTAACGCAGAGACTGCGGAGACTAATGCGGCATCTAGTGCAACAGCAGCGGCTAGTAGTGCTACAGCGGCAGCAACCAGTGCATCCAATGCCGCTAGTACATTAGCATCAGCGGCACTGAAGGCTAACAACCTGTCTGACTTAGCTAGTGCAAGTACAGCTAGAACTAACTTAGGCTTAGGCACTGCGGCAACTACAGCGTCTACTGACTATGCAACAGCGGCACAAGGCGCATTGGCTGCTTCAGCTTTACAATCTAATTCAACACTTAACGCAGACAACATGACTACTGGTACGCTTGATGGCGGCACATACTAAAGGTATATAAACATGGCAACAAAAATTGTAACAAAGAATAGTTCAACTGCTTCTGCCGTCCCTACAGCAAGTGATCTTGTACAGGGTGAACTGGCGGTCAATGTAGCTGACAAACGATTATTTACTGAGGACAACGGTGGTAGTATTGTTGAGCTTGGTACTAACCCTAGCACCATAGACATCAACGCAGGTTCTATCGACGGCACTACCATTGGCGCATCCTCTGCATCCACAGGCGCGTTTACTACGCTGACTGCTACAGGCCTAACAGTAGACACCGACACCCTCTACGTTGACTCAACAAACAATCGCGTGGGCATAGGGACTACCACAGTAAACGCAGACTTACATATAAACAAAAGTTCTGGAGCTAAACTTTGGATAACAGCAGAAGGAAGTAACCCTAGTGATGCAGGTTCTTTGCGCTTTTCAGAACTAAGCGACGGTAATAATTACTTTGAGTTTCAACACAATGGTAATGCTAACAAGTTAAATCTCACTACAAGTAATGGAGATTTAGTTACTTTTGACAGGATTAATAAAAGAGTGGGCATAGGGACTAGTTCGCCTACAGTTAACTTAGATATACAAGACTCTTCACAAGCAGTAGTTAAAGTAGGCGATGGTAGCACTGTAGATATGCGAATGGTTGCTGATGTTGCTTCAGGAGTAGGCAGTATTAGAACTTCTGGTTCTACATCTGTAATGGCTATGTATACTGGCGGCTCAGAACGCCTCCGCATAGACTCCTCTGGCGCAGTGGGCATAGGGACTAGCTCGCCTACGTCAATTTCTGGTTACACAGCTTTAGAAATAAACAACGCAACTAGTGGTGCATTACTTGATTTGTCTCAAGGCGACTCTATGCGCGGTCGGCTTATTGCAACAGCAACAACTATGTCTCTTGAAACTTCTGGGAGTATTCCTATTATTTTTCAACCTACTGGCGTAGAAGCCATGCGCATCGACTCCTCTGGCAACCTGTTGGTGGGTACTACTTCAACGCCTAACGGTGGTCATGTATTGAAGATAGCTAGCGGTACAGTTAGCACTGTTGAAACCGACGTTACTACAGTTATTAACATGATTGTCTTTCGCAATGGAAATGGCAATGTAGGCACTATCCAAACCAATGGTTCTACAACCACCTACAACACCTCATCAGACCAACGCCTCAAGGAAAACATTGCAGACGCTGATGATGCAGGTAGCAAGATAGACGCTATCCAAGTTAGACAGTACGACTGGAAGGTTGACGGCTCTCATCAAGACTACGGCATGATTGCACAGGAGCTACAGACTGTTGCACCAGAGGCTGTGTCGGGCGATGCTGACTCAGAAGAGATGATGGGCGTGGACTACTCAAAATTAGTACCAATGTTAATTAAAGAAATTCAATCATTACGCAACCGTGTTGCACAACTAGAGGAATAACTAATGGCAGTAACTTGGACAATCTCAACCTTAGAACGCAACACTGACGACGGTGTTGTTGTAGCACACTGGCGAGCTAGCGATAGCGAAACAGTAGGCGAAGTAGAACACACAGGTAGCTCATACGGCTCTTGCGGCTTTACCCCTGATGCAGATGCTGATGGCTATGTAGCCTATGACAGCCTAACAGAAGAAACTGTAATAGGATGGGTAAAGGCTGACGTAGACGCTGACGCTGTAGAGGCAAGCATTGCGGCACAGATAGCAGACAGCAAAGCACCTGCGATTACTACTGGAGTGCCTTGGTAATGATTGATCCAGTCACGGCCATCAGCATAGCCACTAACGCCTTTGGTACGATTAAGCGTATGGTAGCTGCGGGTCGTGATGTGGAGGATACATTATCTCAAATAGGGCGGTGGTACGGAGCAGTAAGTGATTTAAATGAATGTCAACGAAGGGCAGAAAACCCACCACTGTTTAAAAAGATTGTTGCGTCACAATCTGTTGAGCAAGAAGCAATGCAGGTATATGCTCACCAGAAAAAGATACAGCAACAAGAAAAAGAACTTAGG